TGGACCAAACCTATGATAGACTGGGCACTCAACTTGCGGTTTATCGTAAAGAGCTACTGCTAGTGCTTCCTTGCTTTCAACAGAAGTAATATCAAAATTCTCCTGTTGTGTTACTGCAAGAACAGCCTGATCGTTAGCTTTCTCCAACATTGAAGTCAATTTCTGCTGCCTCTATTCTGATAGGTTGGTTATCTGTACTTAGGAACTCCCAAGCCCTGCGGCGAGAGCTTCCTAGTTGGTGTACCTTTGATCGTTCTGCCATCAGGTTTACTTGCCTAGAACCTGACCAGTTCTGGTAATCATCTTGTGTGTATCGGATATTCATTGTAGCAGGAACTTTATCACCTACTACTTCCACTTCATTATAGAACTTACGTTTAGTAGTTCCACTATCAAGTAGAGGAGTTACAACACGGAAGAAGATAGGTTGACCATTATCTTCATACGTGTCGTCACTCATTGAGTATACAGCGCCATTAGTATAATCTAATAGATAGTATATCTGATTAGGTCCAAAGTTACCAGAATAAAAAGAAGGAGAAAAGAATTGTTCTTTATAAACACCATTACTATCTTTAGTATATGTAGTCCATTGTGACCAAAACTTCTCGTTCACGTCATATACTATTGTAACATTCAAATCAAGTAGTGTCAAGATATAGAAAGTATGTCCATTGTATTTAAAAGTATAGGAGTAGATAGTATTTAGAGTGCTATTAGAGAGTATTCTATCTACATTAGCTGTAGATATTTTAGTAGGAGAAATGCCTTCAAGTATATAGACACCAGGGCCAGTACTCTTAGACTGGCCTACCCAGATAATAGATTGGTCTATCTGTGTAATTGAACCACCATTAGGGCAGCCGATCTCGAAACCATAAGGTTCAGCAGGAAGCAGAGGAGATGCGGGGGGAGCTGTACCCGCATCGTAGAAGAAGTTGGTAGACCACTGACTAAATGCGGCAACATAATTCAGATGTTTACAAATACCAGTTAGTTGATCTGGTTCCGCTTCAGAGGTAATATAACCAAGGGCACTCCATGTTGTCGGGTCATTAACACCACTAGACCACAACTTACCGTCTGGGGTACCAACGATAATATAAGTATCGAGGTAAGCCACACCCGGAACCAAAGGTCCGGTAGGGAAGGCATTAAGAAGTACCTGTGCAGTGGCCCCAGACCCCGTAGAATCGGTTATATGAACTGGTTGTGTACCTATGTAGCCAGACCCCCCAGAATAGATCGTAGAGCCTGTTATAACGCTCCCTGAGACTACCAACCCGATACTGGCAGTCCTACCCGCATAAGCGATAGTTGCAGTACCATCGGCAGCTTGTCCAGTAGTAAAGGTGGGCATGGTACTTCCAGTAGTGCCTGTAACTACTACAGTATATAGATTACCACCAGCAGCTAATTGTTGTCCACTTGTCACACCCAGAGAAGCAGTCCAAGGGATACCTACAATAACAACAGGAGTAGAGGAATAGCTCCCACCACCAGATAGAACTGTAAATGTAGATACACAATCATTAGTCAGTTCAATAAGACCAGACCTACCACCATAAGGCCCAGAAGGCCAAATAGAGGACTGATACCGTGAACTATACACATAACCATTTTGTTGGTTATGCATAAAGAGAATACTGTCAAAAGTAACTGTCATGTGAATCGTTCAGTCATTAGGGTTTGAGTATAGTAACACTGTTTAAATTCACTGGTAAGGACACCGCCAGATGTTAATTGACCTATCTGTGTATAGGTAGAACCATTTATAGAGTAAAGAGTATTCTGAAGAACAGCATAAAAGTTCCCATCAAAGTTTAGAATACACTGCCCAATCTTATATGGAAGTACAAGAACAGTTGATATACCAGGACGCTTAATACCAACAGTGATGTTTTGTTCTATTGTCTCGGGATACCCATTAACCATTTTAGCATCAATAGTTAATGTGCCATCTCTTGTTTCGATGTCTTGGGCAAGTGGGATACGTTCTCTGCTCATGATACAAATTTAAATTGAAAACGTAGTTGTGTATTCATACCAATCTTTTCCAATTCTGCTGGTACACCAATTTTAAGCAAATACTCAATAGTATAACGATCCCGTTCCCTACGCATATAAAGGTTATTACTACGAGTGTATGCTAGTATAACATCATTATTTATAGTTTCTAATTGTCTCTTGTCATCCAAGGCTACTCTAGGGGTCTTGTATGTATTTCCGTAAATCGTTGTAGTATATCCTGGGATAGTCGTGTCATACCAGTAAAACTTAGCTGAACCATTTTCTACATATGCAATCTGATACCGCATATTCTGATCGAAGGTAAAGCTAACCTCTGTACAGTTTACTAGACCACTTAATGCAACAAACTCGGGAGTATTGGGAGCAGAAAGAAGTATCTGAGTTTTATCTGTACTGATTCTTGCAGACCAAATCTGATAGAACCATCCGTCTACTGCTGACCCGATAGCAATTCCTCCATCTTCAAAATCTACTTCTTTGGTTACACTGAGATTACGAGCACCCAGAAAAGTACCGGGAAGGTTGACAATAGAGAGAGCGTTACCCTGAAAGGCCATCAGATTCTAGTGAATGTATGTGTAAAATTAAGAGTCAAGGTATTACTTGATGTTTTAGGTATTGCAGGAGAGAAGCCATATTGCCAATTAGTGTTACCTACATAATAGGACAAGGCAGAAATACCCCCTGTTACATTCCCTTGCGTCGGTGGGAGAGATAATATAGGTGTAATAACACCACCGGATGCAGAACACGTTATATAGCTCAATGCAGGGCTATTATTAGAAGAACCTAAACTAATATTGGATGTTATTCCTTGAATAGCTCCGTTCGATACTGTTAAACTACCGGGCTGTCCATTTAAAGCAACAGAGGGTGCCCATCCAACACTACCAGCAATAGCTGCACGGCTGGTCCAGTTATAAGTAGTACCATTTAATACCACCGTACCCGTACCATCTGTTAGTGGGGGGTTGATATAGGCGGTATAGTAAACATAAAGATATTCATTTGAAAGAACAGTGATTGTAGTTGGGTTCCCTGCACCATCTACAATTAAAGCCCGACTATATAAAGTAGAGCCTGTAGTCGTCCACCCCACGCCAATCTCTGACAGGTTTCCCGCAGCAGCACCAAGACCAAATTGAAATGTCACAGTATTGGAGGCTGTATAGGGGGAGCTAGCTAAAGCAGTAGAAGAAAAAGATGTATATGATACACTAGCAATTTGAGATACCAAATTTGTATCAGAAGTAGTTGGAATAGTATTACCTGTACCGACTCGTGCATAAATAAGGGTTGCAGTGAAATTATTAGTTTGAATGTAATTGAACCCGATGTTAGTAATCAGATTATCAAACTCTACCACTTGTTTAACTGAATGGTCTTCCCGACGAACTTCACACTTAAATCGACCACCGATTTGTGTCGTAATGGGTATATTAAGTTGCATGATTAGATTAGTGATCCACTAGAGATAGTCGAAGAGGTTACAGAATACCCCTCTGGTGCATAGTATGTATAAGTAATTACATCATTTACTAGAGACCCAGAAGGGATAGAAGAGGCACTGACAGAAAGACCTTCTGGTGCATAGTATGTATAAGTAATTACATTATTTACTAGAGACCCAGAAGGGATAGAAGAGGCACTGACAGAAAGACCTTCTGGTGCATAGTTGTTATATGATAAAACACCTATTACTAGGGAACCAGAGGATATTGCAGATTGTGTTACAGAGAACCCTTCAATAGTAAGTGGACTATATGCAGGAGTAGCTGAACTACTTGTAACTGATAGTCCATCTTTATTCTCAAGGGGATATAGTGTAGAGGTTACGATAACCTCTGGCACAGCAAAAGAACCAGATTGGGTAAAGTAACAAACAGCTACAGCTTCATTAAGAGTACCAATGAGTTCATAAATACCATTCCAGTGTATTTTAAATACTTGGTTTTCTACAACTGCAATAGTGTCCCCGACAAAGTTATACATACCTTGACCGACACTAAGCCCACCACTCGCAGGTAAGGTTGTAAGTACAGAATATCCTGGACGCTTTACAATACGTTCTTTCTGTTTTAAAGTCTCTTTATAGCCATTGACAACCCGAGAATCTTTATAGAATGTACCGTCTCTGGATCGAATCTGTTGTAAGAGCGATATACGTTCTATTGGCATTATGGTATAAATTTATCTGCGGGTTCCGGTCTTGTCCAAGGAGGTGCTTGTACATCTGCTACACCACGTACAAAGTCCTGTGGATGACGCGGTTCCCAATCATCCTTACAGACCATCATACCATCCCACCTAGCCCTTAATTGGGACCCCTTATACAGACGCCCACAGACATCGCATATAGCCTTCCAATCACCTCGGACATAGGTAGGTCTATAGCTCACAGTGATTTGCCTCCAGAACGCACCATAGAGCGTGTATCGGGGATAAAGAAGGTAGAGGTACTATCGGTATCCCAATCGGTCAGTTGAGCACGATAAGTATTAGCCCGTACAGCAATCTCTGCACGTGTGGGTGCAGGTACACCATATTCAATAGCCATCTGGTCAGCGAGGTTCCAGACAAGACAGTTCATCCATTCCACGGGGAAGTCTGCTATATCCGTAGCATAGTTGATATCCTGTAGGGGCATTTGACAGACTAGGTGTATCTGTAAATTAGCTGCTGTATAAGCATCAGGAGTAAGATATACATGGAGATTGCCATAGGTAGTCTTCATACGATAGTAAAGACTATTAGGGATACCTTGACTGCCCGGAGAGCCTAGTATATTATAATCATTCCTAGCTAAGAGCTGAAGAGGTACTCTATTCTGTGGACTAATAGATGTATTCTGATACCAAGCTTGAAGTATAGTAATGGGGCGGTCTGTTACAACTGCACCACTAATAGCATCGTACATTGTATATGTATTAGTCCCGCCTAGTACATACAGAGTCTGTGCAGCAATAGGCGTAAAGTATACTTCCTGATTCTTCCAAAGTTTCAATCCCTCTACATCCATCTGCTTGATTAACAGATTAAGGTTAAGAGAGGCATTCTGAATACTGGCTGCATCAGGGGTAGTACCAAGGTCTTGCACTCCAAGTTTACGGAGTGCCATCATTATTACTTGATCTCTTGTTATGCTAAACGTAGTAGACATTTTTATACCAATAGAGGATCATAAATTGGCAGGTCTGCCAAACCAGTATATGTATTTCCGGCACTTGTAGTTATAGTCATAGCAATACGGTAAACTGTATCAGCTACCCCATTATCAATCCTTTGTGCTACAGTTG